GCAGTAATAATAATCAGGGTTCATCAGCAGGATGGTGTCATCTGGCATATAATAGTCAACGACAATCGGGAACCCAAGAGGATTGTTAATTAACCCTGTAATCGGATTCTGTGTAAATAGTGGCTGTTCTGTCGTAGTCTTAATTTTGTAAATATCCGCTTCCATCTCGGCATTCATAACCCATGCTGCTTTAGAGCGATACAAACCGAGAAGTTTCTTTGCGTTAACAAGGTCGTCGTAACCTACGTTTTCTGTGTTCGGCCATGTTACGGCATTCGTGTCGTCCCAGGTTACGCCTTTCAGGATTCCTGTTGGCTGATTGATTCCGCTGCCATTCAAGAACGCGTTTTCGACCGCAATTGCGAGCTGGTCTGATACAGCTGCAACAACATAGGCTTCAAAGGCGTCGATTGCCATCAAGATCAGTTGGCCTTTTACCTTGGCAAACTTTGAGAGTGCGTATCCGCTCAGTGCAACCTGCGAAAGCGTATCATCCTCATCTTCGGCCGGCGCCTCATCGCTCCATTTTGCCGCTGTTTGTGCATTTGCTACAGGGAGCACGACATTGCCTGGAATGTATGTCTTATTTACCAAATTAAACAGCGCAGATGTCTGCTGCATCCGTTTGATGATCATATCATATGTGGTGGTCGGTACGGCGGCGCCACCAGAATTTGCCGCTGTCGTCAGTGCGCGTTTTTCGACCTCAGAAAGAGATGTTGACCGTCCTTGCAGGTATTTTAGGTATCCGGAACGATACTCTTCGGTTTTAAACAATGCGGAGCGCATTTCCGCCTTTTCCTGTTCTGTCGTTGCGGGCATGGAAAATATAGCATCAATACCACGCTTTTCCCCCATAGACTCAGTTCCAGTACCAACTTTATAAGTTGCAAGTGGATTAAACTGCCCTGCGCCTTTTGCACGGACTTCTGCGGCGGCCAATACTTCAGCACTACGTTTTTCAGCAGCGTGTGGGTCAGCAGGATCTACCGGAGGTGCAGAGGGTTCTTCCGGACATTCATCGATAGCGGAACGCATTTCAGCGATTTGCCCGTTAAGCACCTCTAACTCAGCATTGATGTTACGAAGTTCGAATTCATCCTGCGATGTTTTATTTTTGTCGAGTAGTCCCGCTTTTCTTGCCTCAAGGTCTCTAAGCATTTTTTTCAATTTTTCTTTCATTTTAAATCAACCTTTCAATAAATTTTCATTTTTTAGCCTAAGAATTTCCAGATCGTTGTTTCTCTGCTCGTTCGTACTATTCAGTGCGCGAATCCGGGCATTCTCCAATACCTTTTGAGCACTATCCAGTGCCGATTGACTCCGAGCATTTATATCCGTGCCATCATAAGCTGGCATAGAAACCGCTGAGACTTCGTAAACCTTTGCTATGCTTTTGATGGTTCTGGATGGCATATCAGTATCAAGTCCTGTCCATTCATCTTCATCAATTTTAAAAGTGAATGACATTCCGTTAATGTCATCTCTGGCTACTGAACCATAAAGTGCCTTTGCCGCTGCGTTGTTTTCTATATCAAGCAAGGCGCGGGTATTAAGACCTTTATCATCAACTTGCAGTTGTAATGTAGAATTCGCATTGTTGTTGCGGCTATGTGCGAGTGGTATTTGCGAAAAATCGTGATTTACTGTAAACAAAACGTCTGAAAAGTCCGTTTTATCAAAAGCTCCACGTGCGATCGTCTCATTCCAGCAATTGTACATATTGACGGTCTGCCCGAATACTGCGGCATGTCCCTCAATTGTGCTTTTTGCTTGATCTGCGGCTAAATCTGGCATAGAGAAAGCCCGCGATTCCCGCGAGCCTGTGACTGGCTTATTCAGTTTTTCCATCTGTGATATCCTCCTTTGTCTGATTAAGATTTACTTTTGCCCTTGCCATTTGGTAGGCATCTGCAAGTTCTGCGTTAATATAATTGAGATTTGCTATGCGAACATTACCACCCTCATAAGGCTCAATGCCAAACATCCCAAGAAGGAAGTTATTTGTTAATGCGCCACGGTTGCCAAGCGTATCTGCAATTGCCTTTTTGCTTTCGATTGACATCATTTCAAGGTTATGGTAATAAAACACAATTTCATTTCCATGTGCAAGTTCTGTTGGAGTAAACACCACGCTTGTAAATGCTTGATGAAGCCCGACAACTATTGGCTCAATAGATTTATCATAAAACGCCTGTTTTTGGTTGTCGGTGTAATCTCCTGTTAATATAGGAAGCGAAACGCCAAACCAACGTAATATCTTATTCTCGAGAAAATCCAGCGTATCTTTATCAACCGTTTTCGGATCAATATTGATTGGAATGTAGTTTCCTTTCAAATCCATCGGTAAAATTCCTGATTTGTTTTCGGCCATTTTTTTCTCAAATGATTCACGTTCAGCTTTTTGCTTTTCATCGTCCAGAATGGTATTTATTTGTATTACTCCGCGAATTCCAAGACTAGCCTTAATTGCTTTACCCATACCCTGTAGCACTGTGTCATTAATGCTTAACGTTTGTAGCAATGCCGCATTATTCGGCTGACCGTTAGCTCCTCCACCCATTACATCATTGGAAGAAAATTTTTTCCTTAAGTGGATAACGTCCGCATAAGGAATGGCTGGAGAAATGTATCCACTCTGAAAAGTAAATCGAATGTATAACACTCCAGTGCTGTCCTGCAAAAACTCAACTACTGTCGGATTTAGAGGATAAAATGCTGTATAATTTCGGCTTGAAAATCCTTTTGCGTCGGTTATAACGTCATAAACTAGGTAAACAAATGAGTTATATTGTAAAAATAAGTTCCAAATAATTTTCTCAATAAAATCTCGGGTTGTCATTAGTGGATTAGGGCGAAATTTAAACAGTCTGTTTAGCGGGTCATTTTTAAGTACCGTTATCAGTCCATCATCTCCGCGACGAATGTGCTTTGGCTGCAACTTAGAACACTCCGATGCAATACAGTCAATACACATCTGTACAACATCGGATGCGTAGATATCATGTCCAAATTGGCTGAATATTGGCACCGAATCATTTAAGAAACTCGCATATGAAGTCTTTGGGTGTGAACTTTTAAAGAAATTATCTAAGAGCACTACTTACCACCACCTGCTTGTTTTTTGCCAATAAAAAAAGCAAGTGCTATAAAGCACAAGCCTGTCATAATATCTCCCGCTGGTATATAGATTTTGAAAACACCAATTGTTATGCATACCATGCCTGGAATCAAGAAAATAACGTCCAACCAAGCGGCGAGATATGTAGAAATCTGCTTTTTATTTTTGCAAATTCCCTCTATAAAGTATTTCAAAATATTGATTTTCTTTTTCAAGATTTCACCGCCTTTAAATAATCCTAGCGAAATATTTTATACATCTTGTAACCATAATTTCAATTCACGCACCATCGTAGGATGCAAATTTTTCTTGAAGTTCAACCTCATGTTTTGCTGCTAACTCAATCAATTAAATTCACCCCACCAATTTCATATATTCTGGTTTATATGCTTGATAAATGCTATAGCAGTTTACCATTGTTGCAGTGCCATCTATACGATTTTTCGGTTTGCCTTGCACCTTAGACGGCATAATCAGGCCGCGTTTATTCATGTCCATAGCGGTATTTCTAAGGCACCATCTATCAATTGGATTATTGTCATAAACCACAAGCTTTGCTTTAAGATCAGCTTCAAGTAGTGTCATCGGATTTGATAATGTTTCATGCTTCTGTGGTATACGTTCCATTTCAAATATTTCTTCCATCTCTTTAACCCAAAATTTCGCCAGCGCATTATCATAACCTATTTTGTAAGGCCGAATTCCGAACTTTTGAAACAGCATTACATACCACTGCGTGATTAAAGAAAAATCATTATCGTTTCCGGGGCAGATTGTAAGTAGACCTTTTCGCGCCCATTCTCTATAGTCTACATCATCAGGGCTATCATCCAATTTTGACTCTGGAATGAAATAACGTGACAGCATATATTTGTGAGGGTCATTGTAGTGCATTACCATCGTCCTCGCACAAGTAAGGTCCGTTGTCTCTGATAAGTCAACGCCTCCTATTCCGGCGCAGCCGTGAATATACTCCGCAAAATCTTTCACTTTATGCTCCTGCGCAACTTGTAAAAAAGTCTTGGGATTTTCGTATTCCTGCGGAGTCAGCCAGGCAGCAGAATTGTTTTGCTTTATGTTAAAATCCTTTGAAAGTACAAATGCCCTCGTCTTTTTGTTGGTCTGCGCTTCTTCAAGCATTTCATTTAAAAAGCTACGTTTTTTGATTGTACCAAGGCCGGGATTTGACTTCATGCGCGAATCTTTGTCTCGCCATATTTCAGATTCACTGTCCTGAGTGTAAAGCCATATAAGCCACCGCGGACGATCAAGTTCGCGGTTTAAAACTTTTCTGGCATCTTTTAGCCTGTCGTCTAAGTAACCGTCGTTTATAATCCCCTCCGTTGTGATTTCACCGTAAATCGGTTCATCCTGCGTGGATAAAGCTTGGCGGATTGGCATAACCGCTGTATTATCTTTCATTTCATGGACTTCATCAACAGATCCAACCATAATATTGCGGCCCTCTTTGGCACCGGTCTTCGCTGATATTTTGCGGATAGAGCCATGATTATGATAGCTGAATTTTCCGCTATGTTTCGGTTTTTTGGGATTTCCGAAATATATTCCTTTAATGTTTTTTCGTGTTAAACGTTCCAATGATGGGCTTTCTTCACGCATGGCCTCAATTGCCTGAAACATAATATCGGCCTGTTCATAGTCATTGGAAGAGCATAATATTTTGATTCCAAGCGGGCCACAAAAAAATTCTGCAAGGTTCATTGCGGATACAAGTGGTGTTTTGCCATTTTTCCTTGCAACTAAAAGCAGGAAATCTTTAAATAGCCTAACACGCCTTTTGGCTTCTTCATCGAAAGTTTTGAAACTATATAGCGCTTCAATAAACGCTTTTTGGAATAGCTGCATAATAAAAGGCTTCCCTGCAAATGGAGCCTCATAAAATTTACATTTCGTTTCTATGAATTTGATTCGTTTCTTTGCATCCGCGAGTTCAAACGTAACATCGGGATTGTCAAAAAGGTCAAGCAAGATATCAAATTCCTGTTTTAATTCATGTCCGACAATAATTTCTCCGCGCTGGCATTTGCCTATGTATTCCAGCAACCAAGAATGTTCATCTTTACATGGTGGACCAGCGTTGTAAGTGCCGGTTAAAAGATCAATCATTCAAATTCACTCATGTCGTCCTCTTCCTCCGGAATGTTTTTATTCAGTATTCCGTTCAAAGTTTTTATAATCACTGCATAAGCAGCGGAATTTTGTCGATATTGGCGAGCCGCTTCAACTGGTTTTTGTTGCATCTGGTTATTTGGGTTTATACGGATCATCCCGGTTTGTTCAAGTGTATTTCGCAATACCGCATTTTCCGAAAAGAAGAAAGCAGCATCTTGAATCAATCCCTCCACAAGTTTTCTTTTAGATTCCTCAACCTCTTTGAAAATCTCAGTGAGTTTATCAAGCTCATCCAAATAAGCCGACCGTTTGTCAACGTTTATTGGGCTTTTACTTTTTTTCTCCATTTTTCCAAAAACCTCCGGGCAATTTCAAAATTTTAGCCGTGTGTCATTCTTCTAAGTGCTTCACGGTTTCCTATATTCCTCCACCCGCAATCGATAGGGGGGCGTGGTCACGCTACATACCGTTCAAACCATCGGTTAATGTACTGCTTCCATTCGTCTTTTCGATATTTCAATGCCTCATCAGCTTCAAGCCGCAACATGCATTCATCCTTACTTACATCACAGAAGATAATTGTTGCTCCCGTATCGTCGGCTATCTTCTTACGCTTGTACTTGTCCGCATAGCCCCCAATGATCCATGCGCTTCTCCATCTTCCGTATCGGGTTTTAATATTATCAATAAGTTGATCACGTATTCCAAGAACATTTTGAAGCAGTTCGTTCGGTTTGTCGTACTCTGGCAGAAAAGATATTGCACTGTACAGACTATCCATATCAATGACTAAATCACCACGCTGCATATGCTGATGGACATATGTTTTCTTGCCACTCAATGGTGGCCCAAATATAAGAAACACTCCGTACTTGGACTGATGACCAAATCTGTTGTGGCGTTTATTATGACAATCATTGCAACGCACTTTTATGTTTTCCGGGTTTAAAGAAATTTTTACATCGTTTACGTTTTCCGGAGTTAATTCTGTGGGATAATGATCCAATTCGCAGTCTTTAAGATCAGTGATTACCTTACCACATGTTTCACAAATTGGCCCGCGTTCTGCAATGATTGTGTCCCTAAATTTTTTCCACCTGCTGGAAGTATAAAAAGATTGCAGTACTGTATATTTTGCCATTACCAATTCCCACTTTCATCAGATTTTTTTCGTCGTTCTAGTTCTTGTTTACTAAGTGTTAATTTTTCCTGTTCAATACTGAGCCGTTCTTGCTCTGCTCGATACTTGATAAGGGTATCCGTTGCCTTAGTAATGCGGCCCTGTGTCTTGTCGAGCTCCGCTTCCAGCTTGATCACGCGGTCGAATGTACTGGTCGTGATTGTCGTTGTCTTCTCGCCAGTCGGTGTCCGCTCCCGCACTACGCCGTCCAGCGTGAGGCCGCCCCGTTCCTCCTCGGCTTCCTTAATACGGCGCTTCAATCGGCGTGCTTTGATTGTTAGGTCACGGATCTGTTGAAGAAGAATTTGTTCTTCATTAAGGTCAACGGATTCCAGCAGCTCACGTTCCTCATCGTCCAAAGTATCAAAGTAAATCTTTGAATAGGCCCCGTGCTTTTCCGCATTATGATTACGTTTTGGCGCACCCGGACCGCCGCGGTTTCCCACTGCATTTTTATTTCCAAACTGCGCTCCGCGTTTTTTCCGAGCGTTCGCTTCCGCGTCGGCACTTTTATCCGAACGTTCGGAATCCCAATGGTGGGTGCTTTTCCATCGCCGGACCGTTCCATCCGGAATATCTAACTTTTTTGCAATTTCACTAAGCTTGTGACCTTTCCGATAAAGGTCGAAAGCCTGTTTGATTTTTTCATTCGGCGCTCTCGGCAAAGTCACCACCTCTCTTTATTTAAGTTTGTATTGCGAATTAAAAATGGAACTGCTCTGAAATGGCTTCAAATTCCAGCGTAGTTCCATCACGAATTAGTTTGATTTTCTTGTCGTTTGTAGCCTTAAAATAGCGGCGCACAATCACATCACAATAGATAGGCTCCAATTCCATCATGAAGCAAATCCGGCCGGTTTGTTCGCACGCAATCATTGTTGAACCGCTGCCTCCAAACAGGTCGAGAATCAGATCACCCTTTGCGGAGCTGTTTTGAATTGGGTATGCAATTAGCGGAATCGGCTTCATGGTCGGATGGTCTTCACTGCGGAGCGGCTTGTCAAAATGCCATATCGTCGTTTGGCAGCGGTCCGAATGCCACTGATGAGAGTCGGTCGGCTTCCAGCCATACAGCACCGGTTCGTGCTGCCACTGATAATCCTGACGACCAAGCACCATTGAATTCTTTTCCCAAATGCAACACTGAGTTAGCTTAAACCCAGCTTTCACAAAAGCCTTGCGGAAATTCAGCCCTTCGCTGTCCGAATGAAAAACATACAGTGCCGCGCCATCCTTCATGTTTTCATACATGTTCTTATGCGCAGATAAAAGGAAATTGTAAAATTCCTCTTCGCTCATGTCATCATTTCGAATGGTCTTTTTCTCAGCGGTTTTTCCTTCATACGCGACATTATAGGGCGGATCTGTCACTGACATATCTGCCAACTGTCCGTTCATTAATGTACTAACATCTTCCGTCTTTGTACTGTCACCGCACATTACACGGTGACCATTCAGCAGCCAGATATCTCCGCTGTGGGTAAATGGAATTTCCTCCGGGTTTATTTTCTCATCGAATCCATCATCTTCAATTGGCTTTTCCGGTTCAAGCGAATCGAGAATATCATCGAGTTCGTTCTGGTCGAAAGCAGTCAGACTCAAATCATAGCCGGCTTTCTGCAAGTCATTCAGTTCGGCCGCTAAGGCTTCGAAATCCCACTTGGAATATTCAGCAGATTTATTGTCAGCAATTCGATAGGCTCTGACCTTTTCCGGCGTCAAATCATCAGCCATAATGCACGGTACTTCTGACATTCCGAGTTTGACGGCCGCTTTCAGTCGCGTATGCCCGGCGATGATCACTCCGGATGAATCCAAAATTAGCGGATTTCTGAAACCAAATTCTTTGATGCTATCGACAACCTTATCAATGGCATCATCGTTAATTCGCGGGTTATTGGCATATGGAATAACCTCTTTTATTGGTTTGTAAATGATTTGCATAGTGGAATCTCCTTAAAAAATTCCACCTAAAAGAAAATAAGCCATGCACCATATTTGGCACAGGCTCATTCTCTCATCCGGGTTTTATATAACTTGTTTTAAAGGGATATTATTTCATTAACATAATAACACACAATTTTAATAATTACTTATCATATTTTTATCATTAATATTCCATTATACCGTACATGCTAATTGTAAACTTATACAATGCATTATTTTTTATT